TTTTCGTCCGAAAGAATGTATCAAGGAAGAAGGTCCGGACCGGCGGCAACCGCCGAACCAGCTTCCCCAATGTGCGCGGGGTGTAAATATCAGTTTCAATAGCCATCTTCTTTTCCTCCCTTACTTCAAAAAGATTCCCAGCTTCCGGAAAGCGGGTTTCAGTGCTTCCGCCGCCACGCCGTCCGGCAAGGTCAGTCCGTCGGCGAAAAATTCGCCTGTCAGGTAGCAGACAACACCGCCGTCTGTGGAATCGTCCGCGGCGATTCCGTACAAGTCCGCCAGCCCATCCGCCGCCGCCTCGCTGATTCCCGCGTCGGTCTTGACAACCGGCGCATACTTGCGCACGGTCGCGCCCTCCGCAACCTCTCCCACGTCCTTGACAACGGGGAAGTCGCCCGCAAATACGTTCTTGCGGGTCAATTCATCTTTCTTGATTTCATACATGGTTCTTGCCTCCTTACTTCGTCTCAGGGAAAAGCCGGTCAATCGCCGCGTCGATCTCGCTGGCTCCGCCTCCGTCTGCCTTGCCCTCAATGTGGCTTCCGCCTACGTCTCCCGCGCCGCTGTCCTTTGCTTCTTCGTCCCGGTTTTTGATGTAGTTCGCGCCCTGCTTCATCTGCGCCGCAATAATCAGCGTCGCAACCTCTCCCGCGGAAATGGGCTTTTCAAATTTCGCGGCATTCACGATCTTTTCAAAGCCCGACAGGGCCACGCCCTCGATGCCCTGAATGCGCTTGCGCTCCGCATCGGTCGCCGTATCCTCGATCTGCTTTACCAAATCTGGGAAAGCCGCTCTCAGGTCCGCAACGGTCTTGATCTCTTTGTTTTCGGGTCCCATGATTTTTTTCTCCTTTTCGGTGATTTGTGGTGTGGTGCTGGTATTTGAAAAACCGCCGGACGCGCTGGCCGTCAGGCGGTTTAACAACGAAACAGACAAATTCGGGAAGCGGGTAATATCCATTGAAACGCTGTTCACGACAACCTTTCCCATATTTTCAATGGTCGTTTTCGCGTCCTCAAACATAAGCTTGTCGCAGAAACCCGCTTCAACGGCCTGTTTTCCGTCGTACCATGTTTCCGCCGCCATGATCGCGGCAATTTCTTCCGGGTCCTTCTTTGTTTTCAACGCGTACCCGTTTATAATAGCCTGCTTAATCACTTTCAGTTCTTCCGCGGCCTTTATGAAGTCCTCCGCGCTGAAATACCCCCTTGCGCCCATTTTGGGGTCATGTACCATGAACACGCCGTTCCCCGGAATCTCGATCACGTCTCCCGCCATTGCGACAATCGTCGCGGCGGAAGCGGCCCAGCCGTCGATCTTTACTGTAATCTTCGCGGCGTTGTCTTTCAGGCGGGTATAAATGGCATTTGCGGCGAATACGTCGCCGCCGCCGCTGTTGATACGCACAACGATTTCCGGTACGCTTCCCAGCGCGTTCAATTCCTCCGTAAACTGACGTGGCGTTACTTCGTCGCCCCACCATGTTGTAGAGGAAATGTCACCTTCTAAAATCAATTCAGGCAGCTTCCCATCCTCCGCCGAATTGCGAAACTGCCAAAAGTGCTTATTGACCGGCTTTTTCTGCGCCGGGTTCTTGTTTGCCATCTTCGTTTACCTCTCTTAACAATTTTTCTTCCCGCTTCCGCTGTGCGACGTTGCGATAGAAGTCGGACCCGTTCATTTCCATAGATTCACGGTCGCGGGTTGAGAATCCGTTTACAACCCGCTTTTCCGCCGCTTCCACTTCCTGAACCGGATTCAAAAGCCCTTGCGCCGGTCCGTTCCACTCCGCCGCTGTGTATGCCTTGCGAATGATCGGGTCAGCAAAAAAACCGGGCGCGGGGATTCTTCCCTTTGCGACGGCTTCCGCGAACCACTCTTCATAAATGGGCTGGCAAAAATCGTTTGCAAGCCATGTCCGATACATACGGAACATTTTCCACGCTTCCAAAAGCGCGCCGCGGGAAGCGGTGAACGACGAATTGAAGCACTTTACCAGCAGTTCATAGGGAATTTCAAGGGCCGCGCCGATCTGCCGGGAAATAGCAACAACAAATCCCTCAAATGCCGCGTTTGGCCTGCCTGGGTTTATATCGTGCGCCTTTTCCCCCTCGTTCAAATCCACGATTGCACCGTTGCCAAGTTCAATTGAGTTTTCGTCTGCCGTGTCCACCTGCTCTTCCTCCGGGATGATCTCGCCGAATCCCCCGTCACTTGAAGCGGATTCTTTTTCAATAAATACGGTGAACATGCCCGACACGACGGCGGCAACAAGTTCCGCGTCGGTATACCGCCCCAACTGCTTTAATGCTTCAATGACCGGCGCAAGAAACGGAACGCCGCGCCGCTGTCCGATTCTCTCCCGGTTCATAATGTGAAGCACGTTCCGCCGCCCGGATTTCTTTCCCCAAGCCTCCACCCGCGTCCATCCGGTTTCGGTCAGGTCGTAGGACAAAGGATGGTGCTTGCTGATATGGTATGCGACAACCTCCCCTGCGTCGTTCGTTTCTACGCCGCCGACAATGTGCGGGTCAACCGTCCCGTCCGGGTTGCTTAACCGGTCCGCTTCGATCAGGCAAATGCGGAGGTCATAGGGCATATTTACCCGCTTTGTGACCGGCAATGTGGCGATAACGTCGCCGCTCATTAGCCAATTCAGAAACGCCAGTTGTTGCAGTTCGCAAAAGTTGTCCAGCCGCTCCAGGTCGCACGCCGGAGAATCCGCCCACAAAGCAAATTCCCGCTCGATTTTGCTTTCCAAGGCGCGGGCTTCCTCTTCCGTCATCCCCAAAAATTCATAGTCGATCTGACTTTTCAATTTCAGGCCGCACCCGACAACATTTGTTCTGCATGTTTTCAGCGCGCCCGTCGCAAGAGGAACGCCCATGTAAAGATCACGGCAACGCTGGCGGAGGGTTGAAAGATTTTCCTGTATATCCTCTTTCGCTGACCCGCCGCCGTACAGCCATCCCATGAGGGATTTTCTTGTATGCGACGCGCCATAGTTCCCGTAACCGCTGTCCAGTATTCTCAACTTCTGACGCGCCGCCGCACGCCGCACAGCCCGTTCCGGTGACACAGCGGAAATCATCCGGTCAAATACATTCATGCCGCTTCACCGCCTCTACAGGTCCCGCGGGACGGCCCGGAATATGCGGTTTCTGCCGCCGCGCTTCTGCATGTTTTCTAACTGCGCCACCCGGTTCTGCCAAAACTCTATTTCTTTCCTGATTTGCGCAAGGTCCGCCCGCGTCAAACTTCTGGACCCGATCTTGTAACTTTGATGTGTCGTCACTTCGAGTTCAGCTTCCAGCCATGCTTCCAGGTGTTCACGCGCAATTTCAAGGTCTGTTTTTCTCTTCCTCATTTACGAAATACCTCCATTTTTCCTTGATCTCCTGCCGCGCTTTTTTGGCGCGGTGTGCCCCTTCGGTTCCGGCTTCTTCAAAACGGGGTTCGCAATTTCCAGCGCGACAGTTGCATAATTCCGAATGTCTAACGGCTCATTGCGCTTGTACCCACCTTCTTTCAGGGTCCAGACATATTGCGCCCGGCCCTTCTTGTAGGTTATAACCATTTTCTCAGCGGTTAGGCCCCTGAAATAATCTTCTGTGTACCCCCGATCTTCTTCCTCCGGGAAGTGACAATAGTTCGGCCCCGGCTTCTGTACCTCCAGCCGTTGGTGCAATAACGCCTTGCCCGTATCAACGCCCACGATGAAAAGCGGTGCTTTTACAATGTTTGACGTGGACGGTCTCCCATAATAGGGAACCTCCATTCCGCCCCGGCCTTTGATCGCAAATACACGCCGGGCGGTCCGCTCTTTGCAGAACCGGTAAACCTTTGTCGAATGGTGTCCGCCGGAATCCACGCAGGCGCAAATGATTTTCAGCTTCCGCCCGTCCTCTGTCTCGAACGTCTGCGAAAGAAACGCGTCCAGTTCGTCCCATATGGGCTGGCGTTTCGGGTCCCCGTATATGACCTGATACCGAATCCCCCAACTTTCTTTGTCAACGCCCCAGCCGACAACCTCGATTTCAAATCGGTCATCCTGCACGTCAACCCCTGCCGTCAGAACCAGCACCTTTTCTGGGACCTCGCACCCATATACTTCCCTGCGGTTGTAAAGATCGTCGCTTTCGAGCTGAACGCCCTCTTCCTCCCACGTTTCCCCCATCTCGGTGTTGGTCCACGCTTTCATAAGTTCAATATTTCCCTTCTTCTTTTCCTCGTTTGCGTTTAGAAATTTTTCGACGATCTCCCGCCATTCAACAAAGTTTGACGCAAGAGAATTCAGGTGAAAACCGCGAACCTTCCTGTTCGGGTATTTTGCAATGAATTTTCCCTTCTGTGACTGCTCTTTCCACTCAACCTCACTTGAGATCGCACCGCAGGCCGGGCAAACGCATTCGATTTCCTCCAGGTTGTTTTTATCGAACCTGATATTCTCCCATAAAAGCGGCGTATATGCGCCGCAGGCCGGGCAAGGGACGTTCCACTCTTCCTGCGTGCTGTTTTCGTACTCTACGGCGATTCTTGACGTTTCCTTTGTGGTCGGCGTACTCACACATACTTCTTTCTTGTTCCAAAAGGTTGTAAGCCGCTTTGCCGCAAGTAAAAGCGGGTCCCCGTCCTTGCCCGCCGTCGCCGGGTATGCGTCTATTTCGTCTGCCAGCAATATCCTGATTGGGCGGCTCCGCAAATCTGACGGGGCGTTTGCACCCACCATTGTTACATGTCCGCCGGGGAATGATTTTTGAAGAATCGTGTTGCCGCTGTTCCTGCTTTTTTCGTTTACCTTACCTCGCAAAACCGGCGTATCTTGCAACATAGGGGAAAGCCGGCCCTTGCTGAACGTCTCTGCCAGCTTGATTGTCGGTTGCATTACCATGATCGGCGACGGGTCATAGTGCATATAGTAGCCAATAGGATTCAGAATCAGCGCGTCGGTTTTCCCGATCTGCGCCGCCGACATGATGACAACTTTCTGAATGCGCAAGTCGCAAACCGCGTCCATGATTTCCCGCTGATACGGTGCTTTTGAAGTCCTCCAGCGGCCCGGTTCCGCTGACGATTTCTGCGAAAGACGGCGGTATTTGTCCGCCCACTCCGAAATCGTCATGTCAGGCGGCGGCGCAAGCGTCGCAAAAATGCGTGTAAACAGGTCAACCGTCGCCTGCTTCATCCTGCTTTACTACCTCCCCAAATGTATTTTTGAAGTCCGACAGCTCCATCAAGGCTTCGTCGATGTAATCTTTCAGCAAAGCAAAAATTTCCGCCTTGTCTGTTTTCTTACTCAGCACCGGCGCAAGCTTTGACGGGATTGCCATAAGGCGTGATTTGAAATTGGCCAGCATAGCCGTCATGACGGTTTCTATATCCTCCGCCGAATGAAGGGTCTTTTCTTTCAACTTCAATTCGTACTCTTCATTTTTTCGCTTTGCCCGGACCAGCTTTGCCCGCTCTGTGTTGTAGTCTATATTTTCTTCACTTTCCGGGTTCCGCCTGCGCAAGTAATTGATATAACGATGGTTCGTGTCGATCAGGTCATACAGTCCGGGGCGGACCTCTACAATCACTTTTTGTTCGCGCAACTGCCGCACCCGGCGTTCTGACACGTCCAGAAACCGGGCAACCGCTTTCACGTCGTAAAGTTTCACCGCCTGCCCCTCTCCTTTCCCCCTGTTTTCTTACCCCTCCCCCCGTCAAAAATTTTCCAGCGGCCCGGAAGCGTTCAAAAATTTTTTGTGACTAGGCAAACGCCGGGGTCTCGAACCCGCAGGCTTTGTACGGACGCTGAAAGGACCCGCGATTTCGGCCCGTTAAGCGTCCAAATCCGGCGCGAATTCGTCGCATTCGTCGTCGATCTCTCCTGTTTCCGGGTTAATCTCGAATTCATGCGTTATTTTTTGCTTTGCAAGTTTGTACTTGCGCTCTTCAAGTTGAACGCGTCGTCTCTCTAGTTCATAACCCTTGATAGAATCAAGTAGTTTGATAATGCGCCCGTGTATCTTGTTTAACTCAGCTTCAAGCGTCATCACCCGATCAAACGCGCTTCCCTTGATAGTTGTCTGAGTGATCGCCGGACCGCCGCCCTCTTCCTCTTCGTCCTCTGCTTTCTTCCACACTTCAACGATCTTGTCAACGTACATCTTGTCAGGCTCTTCACGCTCGATCTTTACAATCTTGTTCTGTAAATCGAACTCTTTT